ATTTTTGCGCCAGTTGAGCGAAATGTGTCGCCGCCTGCGCCAGTCGGAGCTGAACCAAGATTAACAGTTTGAATTGTCATTTTCTTACTCGCATAAAAAAAGCCTCTAAAAAGAGGCTTCAAAGAGATTAAAAATTAAGGGTAAAAGACTTGGGTGAATGTCGTAGAGATTTGCCAAATATCACCACCTAAACAACGGGGTTGATATTCGCCTGTTTTAACTCGGACTTCACCGTCTAGTGGTGAATCCCAAAGAAACGAGTCAGCTCCTTTATGCTGATCGAAGAATGCTTTGATTTGCATAATTTCAGCTTTGTAAGCAGTTCTTTGATAAGTCCATTCACCAGCTCGGTTATTGATACCAACTGAGATGTTTTGTTCATAACCATCGCCAAATTTGCTTGATAACGTATTAAAGCGCTGCGTATTAGTATTGCCATCTAAGTCGCACTTGAAAGTGAATTTAAGGTCGCTCATAAATTGAATCCATAAAAAACCGACCTCTAAATGGGTCGGTTTAAATATTTAGTTTCATTACATTTTCCAAAGATATGTACAGATAATCAAAGTGATAAGGATTGCAATAAAGCGCCATGCTTTCATTTCATTCATTTCCTTTAGACACCAATAAATTAATTTGATAAAATCTTCCATATAGATTGTTTTTCACCTTAATTTTGACGAGTTAAGTTGATTAAAAAACCCCAGCGCTACCAACACTGGGGTTTTTGCTTTTTAGGATTTTAAAATCCCATCTTCTTTAATTCCTCATACGGTTTTTCGCATTCAGTAATAGAAAAACCACCCGAAGGTGGTTGCTCCCTTCTATAAGTGTAGCTTTAAAAAAAAGCCGCCCTTAGGCAGCTCCTTGTTTGTTCTCTCTTATACGTGCACTTCTATTTAAGTGTTTTATTCAGAAATAGAAAACCAGACACTTGGTCGGGCTTCTTACATTTTAATATTTAATTAATTTTTGCTTTGCATGCAGGAGTAATGTGTGCCTTTTGATCATCCTTAATCAGCTTGTAGCTACCACCTAAACCGTATGCTATTTCAAGGTCTGTAGGGCTTTCAACTTTAATAGTCCAAAAGCTTCCATCTTGGGTATAAATTTTATTGTCTACCTTCTTAATAGATTGAACCTTAGTTACACCTTGGTAATCTTGGCAGATAATTCCAGTTCCATCTTGTTCTAACTTCAATGTTGCTACAGAAACATTTGAATGAGCGCCTGTCCAATATCCAAAGTTACTGGTTTTAGTTGGGCTAAGCTCAAAGAAATTAGCAGTAGATACACATCCATCTAATAAAGCTATAAAACTTAAAATAATTATCTTTTTCATAAAAGAACCCCTATGTTTAGGGGTAATTTAACAAGAGGTTAATTAACTATCAATCTTAAATACATTAAGAAGAATCAATTACCCAACCACCTACAATAGAGTAGATTTCTTCCGAACCGCTAAAGTTCTAGCTTCAAATAAAAAAGAAACCTTTAAGGCTTCTTTTTTATACCTACCACCCTTGTCGTTTGGACATTCGGAATCGTTTTTCAATCTTTGCATCCACCATCGCCTCATTTTGTTTCTGATACTCTTTTAAGATAACTGTTAACTCCTTACCATCCCATTCAGAGGTAGCATCCACTTTTTCTGATGTTTTATTGATAATGGTAACAGTAGGTTGAGACTTCTCAGTTCTTCCAGAATTAATCGCATCAAATTGTCTATGCTCTCTAACTGTTGCAATTGCATCCGTTTGATTGTTTGATACATAGCCACCGTTAGCATAACCACTTGGTTTACTTTGACGCATGCTTTCAACAACGCTAACACCACCCCAGCGTTTGATATCTTCTTGTGACCATACGACTTCGCCTTTATGCACAATCCCTGCTGGAGTGTGTTTAAGTCCATTACCGGTATAACCACCGTCCGCAAATCCTTGCGGTGTTGCAGCTTGGATGAGAGATACAAATGTACCTGATTTAATTGTCGCGATCGCTGCTGCTGCCGCTTTTTGGTACCAAGTACCTGGCTCATTTGCGTAAGCATCTGAAGCAGCTTTCCACATGTTCATTCCAGCCTGCGCCAATGCGAATGCACGTTGACTTTCATAAAGAACGTGATAAGCACTTGATGACTCACCAAGCATATTTTTAAACATGCCAGCCAATGCCCCTGTGACACTAGCTCCATAACCCAACTGGAGATTCATTGAATCATTTTGATAAGTAGATTCAATCAATTTCAAACGCTCAAAGTGCTCCTTCATGATTTGTTCACGTTGTGCATTTAGAGCTACCATATTTGCATTTGGATCTTGTTCCTGAGTTTCAATATCAGCAAGCTGGCTATCAAATACTTTTTGAGAAGCATCATAACGGCTAAAGCGCTCCTGTTCTAAAGCGAATTGACCACTATTACCAGTGATACTCGCCTGAATACCACCCCAGTTTTGAACAGCATTATTCACTTTATCGCGTGTCTCTTTATCCTGATTGGCTTTAGATAATGCGATTAGCTTTTGCCGCTCTTCTATAGAAAGCTTAGTATTCTTAAGAATTTCCTCCCGTTCGAGTCTGTAACGTTCCTGCATGGCTTGGGTTTCTGTCAGTAGAGCTTGTTTAGCCTGAAAAAGACGTTGCTCTTGAGCAAGTTTTAGTAAACCTAATTCTTGTTGCTGCTGTAACTTAAACGAATCAATCGCAATTTTGCGCTGTTCTTCTGTTAATTTCCCCTCAGCAACCAGACGTAATGAATTGGTTTCATATGTGTAATCAAGCTTTTGTTCTTCAGTCCACTTATAACCATTTACTTCAAAATCAAATTGTTTTTGAGCTAATTTATCTTCAGCATCAAAACGCTCATTAATTTTTGGGATTAAATTTGATTGACCTAAAATGGTTGCTTTGTTGATTTCCTCCTCTCGTCTTTTGCTTCTAGCAACTGTTTCTGAGTCATATGTTGCCTGTAGCTGTTTAACTTCCTCAAGAGTTTTAGCGCGTGCCTTATATGCTTCATCTTCGAACTTCGAAAGATCGCCGATTGCTTTTGAGGCTGCTTCGGGGTTATCTCCTAAAATTTTACTAAGCTGATTATAGTAAGAGTCTTGTTTGGCTAAATGCTGTGAAGCTTTATCTTTGCCAAGCTTTTTCCCTTCATAATCCCACCCGATAAAATTTTTCCCCACGATTTTTTCTAAACTTCGATAGTCTAAATCATCATTAAGAAGAGCGGCTTTAGATTTGCTATAACTTTTATTAGTCATAACCTCTTGCAATAAAAACTTAGCTTGCGCATCTAAAGCATCTTGGGTTTGCTGGATTTTTCCATTTTTATCTAAAACACCTTGTCCCTGTAAGGACTGCATGAGTTTAGTTGAGCGAGTCTTTTGCCAAGAAATAAATCCAGTATTTGTATAACCATTATTTTCATCCTTATGGCTACCAAACATTGCCTCATTTCTAAAATCATTCTCGCGCCCAACTTGAGCTGTCATTACTCGTGCTTGCTTATCTCCCAATCCAGCATTACGGAAAGCCTGATATACACGAAGCATATTTCTCACTCGCTCATTATTCCCTGCAAGTAGAACAGCTTGTTTGGCAGCCTCTTTGGTTTGCTGTCTCTTAGAATCAGCTATATCCTCTTCAAGTTTTTTGAGTTCTTGAACCTTATCAAAGTTTTTCTGGAATATTGCCCATTCATCTTTAGTTAAACTGCGAGTTTTAGGGATTTTATTGTTATCGTAAAAATCAGATAACGCTTTACCCATCTCCAGTCCATGGCTTTTAATGTTGATCAGTGAAAAATCAGTATCTAGATTTTTCTGAGCATATGTTTTTTGTAAATCTTGAAGCTTTTTATTTAGTTCAGATACATCTTGACCCGCCCCCTTAACCCCTTGACTAACATCATTAAAACCTGCTTTTGCATTAGCACCAGAAGTACGAACCTGATTTAACTCAGAGTTTGTTTGCTTCACAGCTTTCGTGTTTTCATCTACTTTCTTCTTGCTATCAGCCAGCTGGTTAATTTGATCCGAACTGATGAACGAAAGTTGATTTAATCTATTGAAAGCTTGGTTTACATCAATAACGC